CCTCATTCATCGCAGGGCGACACCACAAAATCATGGCTGATGCCTTTGAAAGGGTGGCGAACGGCAAGCTCAAGCGATTGATCATCAATATGCCTCCACGGCACACAAAGTCAGAGTTCGCCTCTTTTTTGTTTCCCTCTTGGTTTTTGGGAAAATTTCCCCACAAGAAGATCATCCAGACCGCCCACACCGCCGAATTGTCCGTGGGCTTTGGTCGCAAGGTCAGGAACTTGGTCAACACACCCCAGTACCAGAAGATTTTCCCTACAAAGTTATCCACAGACAGCAAGGCGGCAGGACGGTGGAATACAAACAAGGGCGGTGACTACTTCGCCATCGGCGTTGGCGGTGCTGTGACGGGTAAAGGTGCTGATGTTTTGATCATTGATGACCCGCATTCTGAGCAAGAAGCCATGCAAGGCGACCCAAAGGTCTATGACAGGGTCTATGAATGGTACAGCTCAGGCCCTCGCCAGCGTTTACAGCCCGGAGGAGCCATCATCATCGTGATGACACGGTGGTCGAAGAAGGATTTGACGGGTCAGGTGGTCGCAAACTCCATCAAAAGGGACGGAGATGAGTGGGAAGTGATCGAATTTCCTGCCCTGATGCCCTCTGGCGCACCACTTTGGCCTGAATTTTGGTCGCAAGAAGAGCTGGAAGCGATCAAAGCAGAGATTCCAGTCCCCAAATGGGAGGCCCAGTACCAACAAAACCCAACATCTGAGGGCGGTGCGCTCATCAAGCGAGAAATGTGGAGGATTTGGGAAAAAGATGACCCTCCGCAGTGCGAATACACCATCCAAAGCTGGGATACGGCCTTTGAAAAGCACAACAGGGCGGACTACTCCGCTTGCACCACATGGGGCGTGTTTAAACATCCAGACGACAGAGGCAACGAGCAACCCAACATCATCCTTTTGGACGCATTCAAAGATCGTTTGGAGTTTCCAGAACTCAAAGCCAAGGCGTTTGAGATGTACAACGAGTGGGAACCCGACACATTGCTCATTGAAAAGAAGGCGGCAGGAGCGCCGTTGATCTATGAAATGAGGCGCACAGGAATCCCTCTACAAGAGTTCACACCGAGCAAGGGCAATGATAAGATAGCTCGTGTAAACGCAATATCTGACATATTTGCGTCCGGCTTTGTCTGGTGTCCAGACAGACGCTGGGCTGAAGAGGTCATGGAGGAGTGTGCCTCATTCCCAAACGGTGAGCATGACGACTTAGTTGACTCAACCAGTCAGGCGCTGTTAAGGTTCCGGCAGGGCGGTTTTCTCCGTTTAAACACGGATGATGAAGAAGACTTTGTCCCCCGCCGAAAGAAAGCGGCCTACTACTGAGGAACCCCATGATCGAAAAAAGTTTATACCAAGCCCCAATAGGACTCGCCGTCATAGAGGAAGCGCCTTCAATTGATATTGAAATTGAGATCATCGGCAAAAATGAGGAGGCATCCGTTGAGGATGTAATGTCGCCAGACATTCCTTTTGATGCCAACCTTGCGGAACACATTGATCCTCAAGAATTGAGTTCAATTGCAAATGAATTGCTTGGTGACATTGAAGACGATCTGGCCTCTCGCAAAGACTGGATGCAGACCTATGTTGATGGGCTTGAACTCCTCGGCATGAAAATCGAAGAGAGATCAGAACCTTGGGAAGGCGCTTGTGGCGTTTACCATCCACTGCTCTCAGAGGCGCTGGTTAAGTTTCAAGCAGAAACCATCATGTCCACATTCCCCGCCGCTGGGCCAGTCAAGACCCAGATCATCGGCAAGGAAACTCCAGAGAAAAAAGAAGCCGCCACTCGTGTTCAGGATGACATGAACTATGAGTTGACGGATGTGATGACCGAGTACCGACCAGAACATGAGCGCATGATTTGGGGTTTGGGCCTCTCTGGCAATGCATTCAAGAAGGTCTACTTTGACCCTGCGCTTAACCGCCAAACATCCATCTTTGTCCCCGCCGAAGACATCATCGTCCCCTACGGCGCATCCTCCCTCCAAACTTCTCCCCGTGTCACCCATGTGATGCGTAAAACCAAAAATGAACTTGCCCGTTTGATTCATCAAGGTTTTTATGTTGACGAAGAGCTTGGCGAACCCAGCAGTAGTCTTGACGAGGTGGAGAAAAAGATTGCCGAGAAGATGGGCTTCAAGGCAACCACAGATGACAGGTACAAACTCTATGAAGTCCAAGTTGACCTTGACATCCCCGGATTTGAAGATTGCGATGAAGACGGAGAACCAACAGGCATTGCTCTGCCCTACATCATTACCATCGACAAAGAAACCACAACCGTGCTGGCTGTGCGCCGCAACTGGCGACCAGAAGATGACACCCATCAAAAGCGAAACCACTTCGTCCACTATGGCTACGTCCCGGGCTTTGGCTTCTATTACTTTGGCCTGATCCACCTGATTGGGGCGTTTGCCAAGTCAGGCACATCACTGATCCGTCAGTTGGTAGATGCAGGAACCTTGAGCAACTTGCCCGGCGGCTTCAAGACCAAGGGCATGAGAGTCAAGGGCGATGACACCCCAATCTCCCCCGGAGAGTGGCGTGATGCGGATGTTGCCTCCGGAACACTCAAAGACAACCTCTTGCCACTTCCATATAAAGAGCCAAGCCAAGTCCTGATGGCATTGCTGGCAAACATTGTGGAAGAAGGCCGCAGAGCCGCTGGCTCAGGCGATTTAAACGTGGCAGATATGTCTGCAAACGCTCCAGTTGGATCAACGCTGGCGCTGTTGGAGCGCACCCTGAAGGTGATGTCTGCTGTTCAGGCCCGTATCCACTACTCCATGAAGCAAGAGCTTTGCTTGTTGCGTGACATCATTCGTGACTACACGCCAGATGAGTATGACTACGAGCCAGAAGAAGGTAGCCGTAGCGCCAAGAAGTCCGACTATGACTGCTGTGATGTCATCCCTGTCAGCGATCCCAATGCCGCCACAATGGCGCAAAAGATCGTGCAGTATCAGGCTGTCTTGCAGTTGGCTCAGAATGCGCCCAGTATCTACAATATGCCCCAGCTTCATCGCCAGATGCTGGATGTTTTGGGCATTCGCAACGCCCAAAAGCTCATTCCGCTGGAAGATGATCAAAAGCCTCGTGATCCTCTAAGCGAGAACATGAATGCCATGATGAGCAAGCCCCTCAAGGCGTTCATCTACCAAGACCACGAAGCGCACATCGCTTCTCACATGAACTTCCTGCAAGACCCCAAGACGGCGGCAATTGTGGGTCAAAGCCCCAACGCACAACAAATCACCGCAGGTCTTCAGGCGCACATTGCCGAGCACTTTGGCTTTCAGTATCGCCAACAAATCGAACAGCAAATTGGCGCTCCTCTGCCCTACATGGAGGAGGATGACGATGAGTTGCCGCAGGAGTACGAAGTTCAGATTGCTCGTCTGGTGGCCCAAGCCAGTCAGCAACTGCTTCAAAAGAACCAAGCCGAAGCCGCCCAACAGCAAATTGCCCAGCAACAGCAAGACCCCATCATCCAAATGCAGATGCAGGAATTGCAACTCAAGGGCGAGGAAATCAAGCGAAAAATGGCAAAAGACCAAGCAGACACGGCCCTCAAACAGGCTCAATTGCAGGTCGAGGAGGCCAAATTGGAGGCTCAAACCAACTTGGAAGGCCACAAGCTGGGAGTCAAGATTGCCCACGAAAAGGCAACTTTGGCTCAAAAAGCAGAGGCAGAACAGGAAAAACTCAACCTTGGTGGTCACAGATTGGGCTACGAGATGGCCTCCTCCAAAGACCGTTTAAACAGAGAGTCGCTGTTCAAACTGCATGACGCAAAAACCAAACCCCCAACAAAACCAACGACAGGTGAATGATGGATAACTTTGACGTAATTGTTAAAAATATTGACGACAAAATTTATCAATTACGAGATTTTGTAGCCACAGGCAACGTAAGTGACCTGTCGGAATACAAAGCAACGTGCGGTCAGATTCGGGGTCTGCTGATTGCACGGGAATTCGTATTAGACCAAAAACAAAAATCGGAGAGATTTAATGAATGACTTCTCAAGTGTCGGCACGAGGCTGGCAGAAGAAAGTGCATTGAAAGAGGTCGCACCTTTGACCCACGAAGAAAAGGCAAAACAACTCCCCAATCCTTCTGGATACCGCATTCTGTGCGCCATCCCAGAGCAGGAGAAGGAATACGAGAGCGGCATCATCAAAGCCGAACTCACTGTACACAACGAGGAACTGCTGACCACCGTGCTGTTTGTGGTCAAGCTTGGCCCCGATTGTTACAAGGACGAAAAGCGCTTCCCCAATGGCCCTTGGTGCAAAGAAGGCGATTTCATTCTTGTTCGCCCTCACGCCGGAACCCGGCTTGTTATCCACGGCAAAGAATTCCGCATCATCAACGATGACTCCGTTGAAGGTACTGTGGAAGACCCCCGTGGCATCAAACGCAAATAAGGAGCGCACATGAGTACATTCAGAGGTGAAGAATACAAGTTTCCTGATGAACAGGACGCAACCGATCTTGAGATTGAAATTGAGGACGATACGCCCGAGCAAGACCGTGGCAAAACCCCCTCAGACCCCAAGTTTGTAGAGGAATTGGACAAGGACGAGTTGGATGAGTATTCAGCCGCCGCCAAGCAAAAGATTGCCGCCTTCAAGAAGGTCTACCACGATGAACGCAGGGCGAAAGAAGCCGCTGACCGTGAGCGTGAAGAGGCTGTAGAGGTTGCCAGAAAGCTTTTTGAGGAAAACAAAGCCCTCAAAGGACGAGTAAGCAACACCGAAGGCTTTGCGATTAGCTCAATCAAATCCAATGCCCACGCCGCCCTTGAAAAGGCCAAGCGTGAGTATCGGGATGCGTATGAGTCAGGCGACACAGACAAGATCATCGAAGCCCAAGAGGCGATGACCGAAGCCAAGATGTCAATTGCGAACGCCGAGCGGGCTGAGCAAAACTTCAAGAGCCAGCCTGTTCAAGAAGAAGAATTTGTGGTACAAACGCCCCAACGGCC